ATTCCCGTAGTATTCCTGTCATCACCATTCAGGGGCGCAATGGTGGGACGTATGTCTGTAAAGAGCTGGTCTATGCATATGCAATGTGGATCAGCCCGGCATTCAGCTTAAAAGTGATACGTACTTTTGATGCGCTTCATAATTCATCACCAGAAGAAACCACATCCGACAAAATTAAATCCGGGGTCATTCTGCTTGAATCAGCAGCAAAGACTCTAAATCTGTCAAACTCCTCGAAACTTGGTGCATACCAGAAATTATCAAAGGTAGCTGGTCTTCCTGAACTTATGCCGATCTATGCCATTGATGCACCTGCTGATGCGCCAGATGGTTCAAGCCGCCCTACGCTGTCGCTGAGTGCACTGCTGAAGCAGTATGGTATCCGCCTGACGGCTAATCAGGCATATCACCAGATGGCGAAGCTGGGGATCGTTGAACAACGCGAACGATACAGCCGTACCGCGATTAACAACATCAAAAAATTCTGGTCGCTGACAGCGAAAGGCTGCATGTTCGGCAAGAACATCACCAGTCCTGCAAATCCGCGCGAGACGCAGCCGCATTTCTTCGAATCCCGATTCCCTGAGCTGTTAAAGCTGCTCGATACCGTTCATTGAGGTGACCGTGAGAGCACTACTGACCCCTGAAATTGCCCCGCGTATGGGGATCGTATTGTTCAGACCAGGTTCAGAGCTGATGCCCCTGTTTATGCAGGGGCGTGTCCTGCTGGAGCCTGAGCCGGAGCGTTATTCATCTTTCGCCAGTGGTGCCGTTCCGGCGGCATCACAACCGCTGGCGGATGATCCTGCCGTTCGGGCCGTGTTCCGCAATGAGGCAGTGATCCGTCGTGCTGGTGGCGTGGAATGTCTTGAAAGCTGGTTACTTCGTGAAAAAGGCTGCCAGTGGCCTCATTCCGACTGGCACAGCGAGAACATGACCACAATGCGACACGCTCCGGGTGCAATCCGTCTGTGCTGGCACTGCGATAATCAGCTGCGCGATCAGTTCACGGAACGGCTGGAATCAATGGCAACGGATAACTGTGCCCGCTGGGTGTTGTCTGTTGTGCGTCGGGATCTCGGTTTTGATGACAGTCACGTTGTGACAATGCCGGAACTGTGCTGGTGGCTGATTCGTAATGATCTGGCGGATGCCTTACCGGAAAGTGCAGCCCGTAAGGCCCTGAGATTACCGAAGCCTGTTGTGCCGTCTGTCACCCGGGAAAGTGACCTTGTGCCTTCGGTTACTGCCACCAGCATCATCCAGGATAAGGCGAAAAAGGTGCTGGCGCTGAAAGTGGATCCGGAGTCGCCGGAGTCTTTTATGTTACGCCCAAAACGTCGTCGCTGGGTTAATGAAAAGTACACGCGCTGGGTTAAGACGCAGCCGTGTGCATGTTGTGGTAAGCCAGCCGACGATCCTCATCACCTGATTGGTCATGGTCAGGGTGGAATGGGTACAAAAGCGCATGACCTTTTTGTGTTGCCTTTGTGCAGAAAACACCATGACGAACTGCATGCGGATACCGTGGCATTTGAAGAGAAGTATGGTTCCCAACTGGAGCTGATATTTCGTTTTATCGATCGCGCACTGGCGATTGGTGTGCTGTCCTGATTTTGTGGAGAAAGTTGATGCGTGATATTCAGATGGTTCTTGAACGCTGGGGGGCATGGGCGGCAAGTGGTAACACCGGGGTGGACTATTCTCCGATAGCTGCTGGATTTAAAGGCCTTTTACCATCCACCGCTAAACCTCGCCCGGCCTGCAGCGATGATGACGGCCTTATCATCGAAAACTGCCTTACGCGCCTGAAGAAGAAAAAACCGGACGAGTATTCGCTGCTGGTAGCTCATTATCTGCTGCGCATATCAAAAAGGCAGATTGCCAGAACAAGAAAGAAGAGCGAAAAGGCAATACGAATTGAGATACAGATTGCTGAAGGATTTATTGACGGATGTCTGTCGATGCTGGGTGTAAGGCTGGAGATGGACGACTGGCTGCCCAAAAAAGTAAAAAATGATTAGCGCGGTCCGCAAAAAGTATGTCAGTATGTTAAGAGTGGTTACTACGCCACACAACTTAAACCCGCCGCCTGGCGGGTTTTTTATGACTGAAATCGCATCAGTACAGTAAACGTGCTGGTGGTGAATACCTGTCTTTCAGCTTGCTGGCTTTTTAGACAAGAGTTATTGGTATGTCACGTTAACCGGAAAAGGGAAAAAGACATGCTAAAACAGCAGGATATGACAGAAACCGCCAGAGTGGTGTTTAATGAATTAAGCGTCACCTACCCGGCGACAGTCGGGGAGATTGCGCAGAATACTTACCTTTCACGCGAACGCTGCCAGTTAATACTGACCCAGCTGGTTATGGCGGGTCTGGCAGACTATCAGTTCGGTTGTTACAGACGCCTTCCGCAGTGAAGGCTTTTTTATTTGTGGTAAATGGGCGGCTGGTGGGTGTGGTGGTTGTTGCTTCCCCGTTGCTGAAAAAGAAAGCATCAGGCGATTAGCAGGGTATCAGTTACCCGTTGAAATTTTTAAATACCTCACAATTCAGGCGGTTGACTGTTGTCTGGTTTGCGGGGAGTTTGTTAAAAGAAACTGGCATGGTGAATCCCCCTGTGCGGAGGGGCAATCAGCAACTGGTGTTTTGTCACCGACCCTTATCCTTTCTGTGCGGGTTCAGGTGCTGATACTGAACTCACCGGGAGGCACCCGGCACCATGCAATGGCACATAGCGCCACTCTCCAGCCCCTCTCCGGAGGGGCTTTCTTATGGACAAAAAAAGCCCGCGCTGGGAGACGCGGGCGGCAAGGAATAAACAACAAAACGTGAAGTGATATTTCAGCTGGCGAATAATATCCGACAGTAATCACTCTGCGCAATAGCGCGGCCTTTTTCGTATTGCGGGCTGTAGTCTTCCTCCTGCCATTGTCCTGTAACTTCCGGACTTCAGCCCGTTCCCTCATCTGACTCACAACATTATCCCGACCGGGAGGATTCATGACATTTAAACACTATGACGTGGTCAGGGCGGCGTCGCCGTCAGACCTTGCGGAGCGACTGACTCAAAAACTGAAGGAGGGGTGGCAGCCATTTGGCAGCCCGGTGGCCATCACGCCTTATACCCTGATGCAGGCCATTGCGGCGGAAGGTGATGTCACCACACCTGTGGTGGTGAAGCCGTCGGATGGAGAAGGCACAGTTATCAGCACCACCAGCGAACCGGAGTATTACTTTGTTGTTGCCCTGGCCGGGCAGTCAAACGGTATGGCGTATGGTGAAGGGCTTCCGCTGCCGGAGACATATGACCGTCCGGACCCGCGTATTAAACAGCTGGCGCGTCGCAGCACTGTCACGCCGGGTGGTGCGTCCTGTAACTACAATGACATTATTCCTGCGGACCACTGCCTGCATGATGTTCAGGATTTGAGTAAGTTTTCACACCCGAAAGCCAGCGCAGCTCAGTATGGATGCGTGGGGCAGGGATTACATATCGCGAAGAAATTGTTGCCGTTTATTCCGGCGAATGCCGGTATTCTTCTGGTTCCGTGCTGCCGTGGTGGTTCTGCATTTTTGGCGGGCGATGAAGGTACCTTCAGCGAATCCACCGGCGCAAGCGAGACCTCGGCACGCTGGGGTGTAGATAAGCCACTGTACAAGGACCTGCTTACCCGTACTCAGGCCGCACTGAAGGCCAACCCTAAAAATATTCTGCTTGTAGTGGTCTGGATGCAGGGCGAGTTTGATTTGAAACAGGGTGCATACGCCACTCAGCCGGGGCTGTTTGATTCCATGGTGGAAAAATATCGTTCTGACCTGTCGGAATTCGGAGGTCAGTGTCTCGGGGGCTCTCCGTCATCGGTTCCCTGGATTTGTGGCGACACGACCTACTACTGGAAGCAGACTTATTCTTCGCAATACGATGCGGTGTATGGTGCATACAAGACGAAATCCGCAAAAAAAATCTTCTTTGTGCCGTTTATGACGGATGAAAACGGGCGAAATGTGGGTACCAACGAGCCGTCAGAAGATCCGGATGTTGCGGATATTGGGTATTACGGAGCCGGTGGTCGAACGGACGCCAAAACCTGGACGACGGCCGACCGTAAAACGCATTTTGGATCATGGGCACGTCGTGGGATTATTTCCGACCGTCTGGCAACGGCGATTCTTGTGCATGCCGGGAGAACCGCTGAATTCATTACCGGAAAACAGCCTGATACGGTGAAGCCCACCGGACCTTCCGGTGAAGGTACGGAGAGAGAGCCGGAAGCCCCGGTCAGTAACCGAACCCTGATGAGTCTGCTGGCGTCCGGCGAAGACCTGGCATCACAGGGCTGGCGCTATTATCACAAACCGGCGAGCGGAGACAATGTTAACAAAAACATTGCTGAAGCGGTGGTCAGTGATGCGGGGGCTACGGGAGGTAAGGCCCTGCAACTGAATAAACCGGAAAACCACATCTGGTTTCTGGAGCATGATGCAGCCGGACAGGGAGTGGAGTTACTGAAGAAGGGGGGACGTGTGAGCGTACGGTTTAAGTTGCCGGGTTCACTGGTGCCGAATCGGTTTGCCCTGGGCATTTACTGGCAGTTGTCGTCCCTGCCGGAGGGAGTGACGCTGGCAGAGGAAGGCAACGACATGCTGATGTCCTTCTTCCTGCAGACGGATGCGACGAACCTGAACGCGATGTACCACAAGAAGCCGAATGCGAAGCTGGATACGTTCGGGGTCTTTGATAACGGATGGCACACACTGGCTTTTGAGTTTGCCGGAAACAACAGCATTCAGGTGACGCCGGTACTGGATGAGAAACGGGGGACGCCGTTCACACTGGTGAAATCTCCGGCATCAGGGGCGGCGGACAAACTGCAACTGACAGGCATATCAAAGGCGGCGACATATACGCTGCTGATTGACAGTGTGAAGGTGGAAGTGAACAACGCGGATGCCGCGGCATGATAAAAAAAGCCGCCAGCGGCAGGAACGGAAGCTGGCGGAGGTAATCCCAATGGAGAATCTAACGAAAGGATGCTTTCGACATCAATCATTTCTAAATGAAAACAGTTCTCATTGTCAACCATAACGGTAAGAAACTATGACATTTATTCATCAGGTGATGCTGTACTTCTGTACGGCGGTCTGTGTGCTGTATCTTCTTTCGGGTGGGTACAGGGCAGTGCGCGATTTCTGGCGCAGGCAGATTGATAAAAGGGCCGCAGAGAAAATCAGCGCCAGTCAGTCAGCCGGAGCAAAAACAGAAGCCCCACTCATTCCGGAACAACCTTCTTAATAACCCCTTTCAACGAGAAAATCCTATGTCAGAAATAAAATCGCTGGTCACTGCTGAGGCAGTGAAGGAAGTCCTGCGCTCTGAAGAAGTCCGGAGCGCACTGAAACAGCAACTTCGGCAGAACCTTGAGGCGCGTCTTGATGCAGAAGTGGATTCAATTCTGGATGAATTGCTTGGTGCACAGCCGGAACCATCCCCGGAACTGCTTCCGGAACCACAGGCGGAAGATGTCACCACGGAAAATGGTGATATTCAGCCGGAGCCACCGGTGACGGATATGACAGACACACAACCCGAACCGGGCACAATGCTGTAACGGCGGGGCAGGGCCATCAGTAAAGAGCTGGTGGCCCTTTTGTTGTTGTGAGCTTCCGAGTACGGGAGACGGGGTATGTACCAGATGGAAAAAATCACAACAGGTGTGTCATACACCACGTCAGCGGTGGGAACGGGCTACTGGTTCCTGCAGTTGCTGGACAGGGTTTCCCCGTCTCAGTGGGCGGCAATAGGCGTGCTGGGGAGTCTGTTGTTTGGGCTGCTGACATATCTGACTAACCTGTATTTCAAAATCAGAGAGGACCGTCGTAAGGCGGCGCGGGGAGAGTAAAGCGATGAAGAAAAAATACGAACTGGTTGTTAAAGGGATAAATAATTACCCGAATAAGATTACTGTTACTGTGGCACTGGAAATTGGTGGGTATCCGTCACTGTTGTTGCCAGATGTGGCGATTAGTCTTGACCGTACTGAAGATGCCACGCTGGAGTTTTACGAAGCTGAGGCGAAAAAGCAGGCGAAGCAGTTTTTCATGGATGTTGCTGCCGGGTTATGTGAAGGGAACGAACCGTTGCCGGAAAAGCGCCCCGTAATTTTAGAGGCGCAGGATGTGTTGATAACCTACAGAGGAAAACTACCGGGAATAATTACTGGTTCTCTGAAGACGCCACCGACGGCATTGCGGTCAGAAAACGATGATATTGAATCACGCATTGAAAAACTGGAGTGCTATATCGCTGAATTGAAAAAAAGCACCCCAACAAAAAATGAGGTGCTTGCAGCAGATGAAATGAAAGAAACTATTCTTGATCGCGCGGCGCATCTAAGCTGCGCTTCACTGTTGAAAGAGCATCTTCAGCAGCCTTGAGGAATCTTTTATCATCACGAGCAACTGTCTTTGGTATTTCTTTAATTAGATGTTCCATTTCGGCGATCAGGTAATCTGACACAGCGTTATTTTTACTTAGTGCATCCATTGCTTTGATTATCTTTGCGAGGCAGCCATCTCGCATTGTTGAGTTTACGCCAGTGCCCACCACTGGCGGGCTGAAGACTTAACATATCCAGGGATTCGGAACCGATAAATCCTGATAAATATCCATGAGCGCAAAAATCAGATACGGCCTGTCAGCTGCCATTCTGGCGCTGATTGCTGCAGGCGCATCTGCGCCTGACATTCTCGACCAGTTTCTGGATGAAAAAGAAGGTAACCACACCACAGCATACCGTGATGGTGCAGGTATCTGGACCATCTGCCGTGGTGCCATCATGGTGGATGGCAAACCTGTCGTTCCGGGCATGAAGTTGTCGAAGGAAAAATGCGACCAGGTTAACGCCATTGAGCGTGATAAAGCGCTGGCGTGGGTGGAGAAAAACATCAGAGTGCCGCTGACCGAACCCCAGAAAGCGGGGATCGCGTCATTCTGTCCGTACAACATTGGTCCCGGTAAGTGTTTCCCGTCGACGTTTTATAAACGAATTAATGCAGGCGATCGCAGGGGGGCGTGTGAGGCGATTCGCTGGTGGATTAAGGACGGTGGCAGAGACTGCCGTATTCGCTCAAACAACTGTTACGGTCAGGTATCCCGTCGCGACCAGGAGAGTGCGCTGGCGTGCTGGGGAATTGACAGATAAGCAGAATATTTTGCTGAAAAATGCGGTTTGCTCACACGG